ACCGCCAACAGCGAAACGGTGATCCGCTCGATTGATACGTTCTCAGGCTCATTGCTGGCACGCCTGAAGGTGATCCTGTCTCAGAGGATCGCCAACCAGACATTCAGATACGAGCTGGCTGATTTGATTGGTGCGGCGCTGTCCTACACAATCAACAGCGCCACCAGCGTCACAGTCACTTTCCCCACCACCAACCCGTTCACAGCGGCCAATGTCGGCCAGAGCGTCCGACTGTCGCGAATCACTGGCGCCGCTGGCATCCCAGGCCGCTACGCCATTGCCAGCGTCTCAGGGCTCACAGTCACTTTCACCGTTGCAGCATGGCCGGCATCCGGTAGCGGCACCCTGACCCTGTACGGCTGGAACTACATCCAGTTGGAGTACAGCGGCACCACTGCAACCAATGCCAGCTTCGACGCACAGCGCCGCGGCTGGAACAGCGGCAACACCACCGCCACGATCAACACCACTGCATCGCCTGGCCATGTCGGGCAGATCAGCTTCGACGTATTCACGACTGGATTCTCTGATGCGCTGGTGGCCAGCAACACCGGCTACCAGTGGACAAACCGAGCCAGCAGGATCGAGAACGTTCCTGATCCTGATACGGTGCTGTACCTGTTCATCGTGGTGCAGAACGGCAGCACTGCGCCGGCCAGCACCACCACACTGACGACCGGATTCATTCAGATTGAGGATCAGGGACGGCAGAAGATCCGAGTAGCGAGTAGCGATCCTGTTGGTAGCCATGCGCTGCCGGTGCAGGTGCTGGGCGGTGCGTTGGGCACGCAGCCGGTGAGCGGCACGGTCACCGCCAACATCGGCACCGGCACCGTCGCAGCCGTCACCGCCGCCAACCTGGCGCTGCCAGGCATCATCGCGGATGTGGCCTCAGCCGCGTTGACAACAACCACGACCACGGCGGCATTCACGCCGACGTTTGGCACCAGCTACAGCGTCAGCATCCCGGTTACCGCAGTCACCGGCACCACGCCGACGCTGGATGTGGCGATCGAAGAATCCGACGATTCGGGCGGCAACTGGTTCAAGGTGTACGACTTCCCGAGGATCACCGGCACAGGCATCTACCGCTCACCGCTCATCAGGATTGTCGGCAACCGGGTGCGATACGTGCAGACCGTGGGCGGCACCACGCCATCGTTCACCAGGGCAATCAACCGTCTGCAGAACAGCAACAGCTCCGAAGCCGTGCGCCAGCTGATTGATCGCAGCATCGTGCTGACCACCCTCAACAGCACAACGCCAAGCCTGGACACCAGGGACGCAGGCAACCGCGCTCAGCTGGTGGTCAACGTCGGCGCAATCACGACCACGGCACCAGCGCTCCAGATGGAGGGCAGCGACGACAACGGCGCCAGCTGGTACGCGATCGGCACCCCGCTCACCGCTGTGGCCAGCTCCACGGTGCAGCTGACGGTGGTGGACATCAACGCTGCGCTGATGCGCGTCAGGGTGAGCACCGCCGGTTCAGGCGTCACCGCTGGTTACGTGATGATCAAGGCACACGACTGATGAGCGCACCGATTCGCACCAATACTCGCGCGGCTTGGATCACAGGCAATCCAATCCTGTTGGCTGGCGAGTTTGGCCGCGAATCGGACACAGGCAATATCAAGATCGGCAATGGCGCGCAGCGATGGAATGATCTGCCGTATCACGGTTGCCCTGGGTACTGGGGCAGCTTCTGGGATTCCACCTCGCAATATGTGGCGACGATCAACACGCCAACTGCAATCTTTCTGCGCTCTGGCGATCTTGCCAATTACGGCGTTGCGATTGCATCAAACAATCGCATGACGGTGCTGTATCCCGGCATCTATAGCATTACATTCTCCATCCAATTCAGCAATGAGGATGCGCAGATCCATGATGCCAACGTATGGCTGCGCAAAAATGACAGCGGCACGCCTGGCGATGTGGCCAACTCGGATAGCCGCTTCAGCATCATTTCAAGTCATGGCGGCGTGCATGGCAATGTGATTGGCACCGTCAACTTCGTGATGGAGCTAGCCGCTAATGACTACATCGAGCTGATGTGGGCTGCGACTAATCTCAACGTCTACATTCATGCCGAGGATGCCGGTGCATCGAATCCTGCCATCCCTGGCATCATCTGCACAGTCACCCAAGTTGCCAGCGCCTAAGCCATGACAACACGCCGCGAAAGCATACTGGCCACTATTGCCTCATCACTGGCTGGTACGACTGGCGTCAGCACGCGCATCTACCGCAGCAGGGTGGAGCCGATCACACGTGGCGAGTCGCCGGCCATTGTGGTTGAGCCGATCTCAGATCAGGCCAACACGGACGTGAGCTTCTGCAAAACCGACTGGAGCCTGACGGTGCGGATCGCCGTGATCGTGCGCGGCGCGATCCCAGACCAGCAGGCTGATGCAACCATTGAAAGCTTGCACGCCAAGGTCATGGCCGACCAGACAGTTGGTGGCTACGCGATGAGCATTGAGCCGCGTGGCGTGCAGTTCGACATGGTGGAGGCTGATCAACCGGCTGGCGTGATCGCGTGTGATTACCTGATCAGGTATCGCACAGCAGTCGCTAATCTGGCAACAGGTTGATCATCGCTAGCATGTTGGATGAATACCACGGCCAAGGCGGCTCATACGTCTTGGACCCTGAAACCGGCGTAAGGCTGCCGGCTGCACCTTTACCCAAGACTGCTCCCGATGGCACTGCTGACACGCAAGCAACTCCTTCTCGTAAAAACCGAGGCAACGTACGCGACTGATTCCAGCCCGGCTGGGACGGATGCGCTGCTGGTCCGCTCGATTGATGTCACGCCGCTTGAGTCGGATGTCGTCAGCCGCGAGCTAATTCGGCCATGGCTGGGCAACAGCGACCAGCTGCTGGCCAATCAGCGCGTGCTGATCAACTTCCAGATTGAGCTGACCGGATCCGGCACCGCTGCTACAGCTCCGCGATTCGGCGCCCTGCTGAAGGCGTGCGGCATGGCCGAGACCACAACCAGCTCTGCAGTCACCGGCACCGCTACGGCAGGCTCTGCTGGCAGCATCACCCTGGCAGCAGGCGCCAGCGCTACGGATGATGCCTACGTTGGCATGATCATCAGCATCACCAGCGGCACCGGATCGGGCAGCACCGGCGTGATCACTGACTACGTGGGCAGCACGAAGGTGGCAACGGTGCAGGCCACCACGGCCAGCTTCACGCCTGGCGCCAGCAGTGCCTACAGCATCGCCGCTAACGTCGGCTACAAGCCAGTCAGCAGCAGCTTCGACAGCGTCACCATCTACTACAACAATGATGGCGTGCTGCATAAGGCCACCGGCTGCCGCGGCACATTCTCGCTGAGCGCTGAAGTGGGAGCAATCCCGACGATCGATTTCGAGTTCACCGGGATCTACAACGCGCCGACTGACACGGCGGCCCCGGCCAGCACCTATACCGCACAGGCTGACCCGTTGATCTTCAAGCCGGGCAACAGCAGCACGTTCAGCTTCCTGAGCTATGCCGGCTGCCTGCAGTCGCTCAGCCTTGACATGGCTAACGAGCTGATCTACCGCGAGCTGGTTGGCTGCACCAAGGAGATCATGATCACCAACCGGGCGCCATCCGGCGAGTGCATGATCGAGGCTGTGCCGATCGCCACGAAGGACTATTTCGCCATTGCCAACAACGACACCACCGGCGTGCTGACGCTGCTACATGGCACAACCGCTGGCAATCGGGTCTCGTTGGTGGCGCCCAAGGTGGACATCAGCAACCCGACCTATGCTGATCAGGACGGCGTGCAAATGCTGAACCTGCCCTACGTGGCAATCCCGACCGGCGCCGGCAACGATGAAGTTGTCCTTACATTCTCCTGATCCTGCATGGCATTTGTCCTGAAAAAATCGGCCACCTATGAGTGGCCGGTGGTGCTGCGCCTGCCGATTGATGGCGGACGCTACGAGAAGCAGACCTTTGATGCGCGGTTCAACCGACTGGCGCAGACGCGGATCAATGAGATCCAGGACCTGTTCAGGGCAAAGCAGCGCGGCGATGACGAAATCGACCTGACCGATCAATCAGTAGCTGATGAGGTGCTGGCCGGCTGGATCAATGTGCAGGATGAAGACGGCGAGGATGTGCCATTTACTGCCGCCAGCAAGGCCGAGCTGTTGAACATCCCGGCAGTCGCCAGCGCCATTGTGGTGGCGTACTTCGAGAGCGTCACCGGCAACAAAGCAAAAAACTGAAGGACGCCGCCCATCATTGGGTCAAGGGCGGCGTGATCGACAAAACTGCAGACGATGCCGCAGTGCTTGGCGTGGTCGGTTTTGAACCCGGCCAACCTGAGCACTTCGAGGTTGAGCCTGATGCGTGGCCTGCGCTGATGATGTTTCTTGACTGTCAGACGCAATGGCGCACCGGCCCTGGCGGCCTGATCGGACTGGACTATGGCGCAGTGGCGTGGCTGTTTAGACTGCGGTCAGTGGCGGATGAATCTGCGATGTTGAGCGATCTGCAGATCATCGAGGCTGAAGTCCTGCGACTGGCTAGCCGTGAAGCTTGACGCGATCCTTAAGGTCAAGGCATTCGTTCAAGGCCAGGGCGAGATTGATGGCCTCAGCCGCAGCCTTGGCAACCTGAACAAGCAAGCCGGAGCAGTCGGCGGCGGCCTCGGCCGCATGGGGCAGGCTGCCAAAGGCGTCGGCGGATTGATGGGTGCGCTGCTGCCAGTTGGGGCGATCGCAGGGCTTGCCATGCTCGGATCCAAATCCATTAACGCCGCGGATAATCTTTATGACCTGAGTTTGCAGACTGGCGTTTCCGTTGAAGCTTTGAGCAAATTTAGTGGCGCAGCAGAAGACAGCGGCACCAGCGTAGACGCAGTAGCTAAGGGGTTAGGCAGATTAAACCGAGGACTGGCGGCCGCTGGCACTGAATCCAAATCCTACGCAAATGCAGTCAAGGATTCGTCTAGATCTGCAGAGGAAGCGGTTAAGCGCAGCGAACAACGTCAACTTGAAGCGGTCCGCGAAACCGCAAGGCGCAAGATGGATTTGCTGCAAGATGAAACAGACGATAGGTTGCGCGAATTGAACCGCCGCTATAGAGACGAGCAAACATTGCTTGATGATCGCTACGACGATCAGGCAGATAGAGAACAAGAGGCCGCCGATAATGAACTTAGGCAACTGGAGCGCAACACACAGTCGCGCGCTGATCAGATTCGTAAATCAATTCAGAACGACAAGTCATTATCAGATAGCGCACGCGACCAACGATTGGCGGCACTCAGCATTGAAGAAGAAGATGCACTGCGTAATCTGCGCGATGGGTTTGAAGACCGACAGAAGTTGCGTGATCGGCAGTTGCGTGATGCCAGGAGGATCGAAGAGGATGCGCTAAATGAGCGCAAGCGAGTCGAGGAAGAAGGGATCAGGGCAGTATTTGAAACACAGAAACGAGAAACTGAGAAAGGCCTTGAATCGCAGGTACGTATCGTTGAGCAGTCCGCACGTGAACAGATCGCTGCGTTGGATGTCAGCACAAAAGGCGTGGCCGCAGCCTTGGCTGAGATGGGTATTTCCACTGTGGACGCAGCGGGCAAGACCAAGCCGGCTAAGGTCATCTTCGATCAAATTGCCGATAGCTTTGCTGCTATGGAAGATCCGGCGAGAAAGGCGGCGCTGGCACAGTCGCTATTCGGAAAGGGTGGCCAAGATCTCATCCCCATGCTTGAGATGGGCAGCAAAGCAATCAACGCATACGAGGCGACCGTCAGCACGGATATGGCAAAGGCCGCAGACAAATTCAACGAGTCACTTTCCGCCATTAGCCGCAGCTTGGGCGGACCATTCAACGAAGCAGTCACGGCACTGCTGCCTGCAATTACAAGCATCGCGCAGGGGATCGTTGGCATCATCAAAGCGTTCACGGCACTGCCTCGGCCGGTGCAGGCCACGCTGCTGGTGATCGGCGGATTACTCACAGCGCTGGTTGCATTGGCGCCTGCAATCTCGGCCATCATCTCAATCGGCGGCGCGATTGCTGGCCTGTTCGCGGCAGGCGGCGCATTAGCCAGTGCAGGCAGCATCATTGCTGGCATTGCCACGGCGTTTATCGTTCTGATCACTGGCCCGGTTGGCATCGTCGCGCTGCTGGTTGCAGCTGGCGTTGCGATCTACGCATTCCGCGATCAGATTGGCGCAGCCTTTAAGGCGGTAGTAGATTTTATTGGCGGAGCCTTTAACAAGATTGGTGAGCTGTTAAGAGCTGGCGCTAGGGCATACATGGACTATTACGTCAAGCCCATCCTTGGATTCTTCAAGAGGCTCTACGATGGCGCAGTGGCTATCTTCGGCAAGATCGGCAGCGCGATCGGTAAAGCATTTGAAGCAGTAGTCGGCACGATCAAGAATGTCTTTCGTAGCGTGCTGCAGTATTTGGCGGACCGCGTGAACTTTGCGGCAGGATTGATCAATGTGCTGATCAAAGCGTTCAACAAGCTGCCGGCGCCCGATATCCCGTTGATTCCGCAACTCACAGTGCCAGCCTTTGCGCAAGGCGGCGTGGTGAACCGACCAACACTGGCGATGGTAGGCGAAGGCGGCGAGCGCGAGTACGTGGTGCCTGAGTCCAAGATGGCCGCGGCCAGTAGCAACTACCTGGCAGGTGCTCGCGGCGGCGCAGTGCTGGCAGGTGCAGCATCAGGCGGCGGCACACCCACGATCAATATCACCACCGGCCCGGTGATGGAGTTCGATGGCCAGCGCTACGTCACCGTGACCGACATGGAACGTGCCATGCGAGCGACCGCCGAGGGTGTGCTGGGCCGCATCCGCACGCCAGCAGCACGCACTGCGCTGGGGATCCGCTAACCAATGGCACGCGCTCAATCCCAGTACCTCAGGATCTATGACAGCGCCGGTGTCTCCTACACCCGCTGGCAGTCCTACTACGCGCACGCCACCGTCACATGGAACAGCGCACAGTGGAACTACCAGCCGTTTGAGGCTGATGGCATTACGGCAGGACAAACCGGCGATGAGAGTGGCATCAGCATCACGCTGCCGGCCACCAGCCTGGTAATGACTGCGGTCACCACCGCGCTGCGTGATGCCCGTCTGGTGGAGCTGCTCATCTACCAGTTCGATCCCGTGCTGGGCAATGTCACGCCACAGACCGGCCAGGAGCTGGTCACGCAGTACAACGGCGAGCTGGTGAGCGCCAACGGCAGCTTCACTTCAATCACGATGCAGCTGGGCACCAGCTTGGCGCCGGTTGGAGCGCAGATCCCACCGCGCACATTCACCACGGCATTGATCGGCAAGGGGTGCAGGCTGTGAACATCATCACCACCGCTGACCCGCTGGCGCTATTGGCTATCGAGGCAGGACAGGTTCAGCCGCCACTGAGTGAAGGCGCTGCTGAAGGCTCCAGTCAGCTGGACACGCAACAGCGCTCGATCGTGATTGGTGAGCCGGTGCCGATTGTCTTCTGCCGCCGCGATGAAACCAACGGCACTGGCGGTGTTCTGATCAGCCCTGGTGCATCTGAATGCCGGTTTGAAAATGACGCCACCAACAACGTCACGGCCTATTACCACCTCGTCTTGAGCGAAGGGCAGATCGGCAGCATCCAGGTGCGCGATATGTTCCAGCGCAGTTGCAGGGTTGGCAGCTTCAGCCAGACCTACAACCGCCGCGCTGGCACCTGGACACCAGGCAATGTGATCGTGGCCCGCGCAGGCTACACAATGCCTGAAGCCAGCTACTACTGCGGCACGGTAGGCGTCTATTCCGGCATGAGCACGCTGAGCTTCAGCGTGACCATCCCGAACGGCTTCGACCAATGGAACCGTCAGGTTCATTGCTTCATCCGCAATGGAATGATTGTTACCCGACTGGTGGATAACGTCACCGGTTCCAGCAACAACTATGCCGACCTTGTGCACTGGTGCCTGATCAATAGCAGCAAGATCCCGAGCACGCTGGTCGATACAACGGCACTGACGCGAGCGGCTAATTTCTTGAACACCAATCGCTTCAACTGTGATGTCAACCTGAAAGAGAGCACAAACCTACCAGACCTTCTGGCAAGGTTCTCGCCATACCTCTTGGTGACTGAAACCAGAAACCTAGGCAAACGTGGCTTGCGACCACTGCTGCCAATCAATAATGATTACACAATCAATACAGGCTCTATCAACTGGGAATTTACGTTTACAGAGGAGCACGTACTGCCCGGCAGCTTTGAGATTACTTACACCCCATTGGCAGATCGCAAGCCATTCTGCGCTCAGATGCTTTGGCGTCAGCAGCTGACTGATGACTTCGGCATCATCCGCACCGCTGAAGTGCGCTATGGCCAGACGGCATTAAATGGTCCGTTTGAGCAGCACGACATGAGCGCGTTCTGCACAGTCGAGAATCATGCCGTGAAAGCTGGCGCCTACATCTTGGCCAGGCGCAAGTACATCACCCATACCCTGCGCTTCTCCTGTCGCCCTGGTGTCTTCAACACCCTGCTGGAGCCTGGCGACATTGTGCGGGTGACGTTGACCCGTGCTGCCAGCGGAACGGCAAGCGTCGATCATGACTTCCTGTATGAGCTGAACCGCGTAACCAAGACACTGCGCGGCGATCTGACACTGGAGCTGACGCACTTCCCGGTTGACAGCCAAGGCCGCAGCTTGGTGGCTGTTGATGTGGCAGCAGCCGTTGGGTCAGGCGTGGTGCTAACCAGCAACAAGAGCGGCGTCGGCTGCGACATCAACAGCAGCACAGATACCAGCGTGCCAGCTGAGACGTTCACGAATGGCACACCACTCGACTTCGGGTCAAGCCTGACCGGCGGCATTGAAGCGCCTCCTGGTGCTGCAGAGACAAATCCACCGGATCCGTATGAGCCGCAGCCGTTCCTGTCGTACAACGGCACCAGCAGCACCGGCACCGACCCGATCGGCCAAGGCACGCTGATCAGGCCCAATGCTCCCTGCCCTGGTGGTGGCGTTGCCGTTTCGTCCTGGTATGTCAATGGCGTTCTGGTATCGCAGATTGACGTGGCAAACAGCACGGTGCTTTACATCGACGAAGCCCGGCTCAACCAGCCTGGAACACCACAGCTGCAGCTGAGTGGCGCCGGCGGTGACCCCGGCAGCTTTGTGGCATTCGGCAGCAACGGCGATGAGTATGTCAATGTGATCGAATGCGTAGATGGCAGCAAGAGCAGCAGCAGCGCAACAATGGGATCAGGAACTGTTGGCACTACTGGTGTATTGACGTTTGAAACGTGCTTCAGCGTCAGTTGTTTCTATCCACTTGGATCAGCAGGTGGTGAGCAATGCTTTACAAGCTATGGAGAGCCGATGTGGATCGGTGAATATGATGCTGTATCACAGACGCGGCCAATGTACATCCGCAATAGTTCTAACGCTGTCACCACTGCCTACACCCTTCAGCCGCCGCTCGGTCCGCCACCTAGCTACACAATGCCGAACTATTGCACATTCAACGGTGGAACTGGTGGCACACCCAACGAGCCATGGACTGTCACTCCAATCGTTACGCTGAAGAATGCCAAGCGAAACGGTACGGTCGTGATTGACTACACAACAGTCTGATGGAAAGCCGTCTCGCTATCTGCAAATCCTGTGAGCAGCTGCTACTGCCGCAGTGGCAGTGCAAGATCTGCGGCTGCCTGATGCAGCTCAAGGCACGCATCCCGATGGCTTCCTGTCCTTTGGGTAAGTGGTGACATGGCAACCTTCCCTGCTCTAGCACCCAGCAGCCGCACCTTCACGCCAGGTGATTACCCACACTCAGCGTTTACAGGGCTTGGCGGCCAGCAGGCCAGGGTGCGGAACAGCACCGTCATGCTGTCCAGCCAGCTGAGAGTGAGCTTCATCGCTATCACCGAAGCTCAGATGCTGTCAATCCTGAGTCACTACAACGGCCAACAGGGCAACTACCTGTCGTTCGACATTCCATCCACGCTGCTGTCAGGCGTCACAGCCGCTGACTACACACTGTCCGGCTACGCCTGGCGTTACATCGAACCGCCACAAGTCGAGGACTTTTGCGGCCCACTGCACAATGTCACGCTGACACTGGAATCTGTGCCAGGCGAAGGCGCCACGGTAGGCGGCTTGGAGCTCCAGCTCACATGCACGCTCGCAGCGGGCGCAGCCTTTGGTCAGCCAAACAGTCCGGTTGCCGCTGGGTTCACGCTGCAGGTCGTGGCCATCTTTGACGGCGGCGCGTTTACCAATGGCACGGACGTGCAAACCAGCCGCCGGGATTGGACGATCCTTGCGACCTTCACGCCAGGTGCAGCTGATGGCAACCTAACCAGCGGCGGTGCGCCGTATTGGCTGGACTGGGAATGGCAAGCTAACGACATTCTGCCCTTCTAGGCTTTCTATACTGAAAGCAGGTAAGGCGTTGCCATGGCTGCACCAAACATCAAAAGCGGCAGCTCCGTCACAACCGTCACCGGCAAGACGGTTGGCTATGCCGTCACCACCTCGATGGCTGCAGCGCTGAGCAACGCTGGCAGCAGCGGCAAGGTGCTGAAAATCAATTCGGTGTACTGCGCCAACGTGGACGGCACCAACGCAGCGGACATCAGCCTGGAGCACTACAACGGCACCACTGGGTTTTCCATCGGCAAGACGATCACGGTGCCACCTGATGCCACGCAGGTGCTGGTAACCCGCGAGGCATACATCTACCTGGAGGAAGGCCACAGCCTTCGCGCACAGGCCAGCGCTGCCAGCGACCTGGAACTGGTCATCAGCTACGAGGACATCAGCTGATGCTCGGCTTCAACGGCGGTTTGATGGGCATCAGGCGCACGCCAACAAACGAGGCAGCATCTGGGCTGTGGTTTCAGAATGAGCAGAGCGTGGCAGAACGCGCTGGCATTTGGTATGGGGATCCTTATTTTTCCGATGTTTCTCTGCTGCTGCACATGGACGGCAGCAACGGCAGTACGACGTTCACTGATAGCAGTAGCAACGCAGTCGCAGTCACAGCCAACGGCAACGCGCAGATCAGTACAGCACAAAACAAATTTGGCGGATCATCTGGATCTTTTTCTAGCGGTTACATTATTACCCCAGCAAGTAGCCTTTTCAATTTTGGCACCGGCGATTTTTGTATTGAATTTTGGTGCTATTTCAACAGCGTTGCATCCAACCAACGTGTTGGCGGTGGAGACTTGCAGGCAGGTGGCGCATTCAACTGGGCAATTTACACTACCTCGTCAGGCCAGTTGGACTATTACCTAGGAACAGGCAGCACTTGGGACATAGCAGCTGCTAAGTCAATAGGTGCTATTTCTACGGGCCAGTGGTATCACGTCGCCCTTGTGCGAAATGGCACCACGTTTAACGGTTTCCTCAACGGAGTGTTTGGCGACATCACTACATCTTCAGCCGCCCTGGCTGCTAATTCAACAAACGGCGCCTTCTTTGGTACACAAGCAACGTCATACTTTGACGGGTATCTTGACGAGATCAGGGTTACAAAAGGTGTCAGTAGGTATGCGGCCAATACCAACTTCACGCCACCCGCCGGACCATTCCCGAACAGCTGATGCTCTACTCCCACCGCCAAGCCACCCCAACACCACTGCCGCATCGCATCCGCTTTGCGGATGGCAGCACCCGCACCGACAGCAGCACCTTCACGCCTGAGGAGATGGAGCGTGCGGGCTACAGCGGCCCCTACGAGCGCCCTGAGTGCAGCCCGAAGCTGGAGACAATCGACTGGGACGGCACGCAGTTCCAGGTGCGCCCCTACAGCTTCGATGAGCTGCAAACGCAGCACGCCAAGGTCCGCAATCAGCGCATCGAGCTGCTTAAGGCCAGCGACTGGACGCAGATTGCCGACTACGACCTCGGCGCCGATCGTGACGCCTGGGCCACCTACCGCCAAGCACTGCGCGACCTGGTTGATGTCGCTAACCCGTTTGACATCACATGGCCGCAGCCGCCTGCCACCTCGGCAGAATGAAACCACCTGAGCATTAACTATGGCCAGCCTGATCTACAACTCAGCCGTTGATGACATGGCCCGTGGTGCCATCGACTTCGACACTGACACCTTCAAGGTGATGCTGGTCTCCTCGTCCTACAACGCGGACAAGGACACGCACGACAAACGCAATGACGTCACCAACGAAGTCAGCGGCACAGGTTACACAGCAGGTGGCGTAACCAGCGTCTGCACCGTCACCAAGGACACCACCAACGATCGCGTCACCCTCAGCTTTGCTGCTGTGAGCTGGGCGAGTAGCACCATTACCGCCAGGGGCGCCGTGATCTACAAGTCCACAGGTACTGCATCTAACGATAACTTGGTGGCCTACAACGATTTCGGCAGTGACGTTGCCTCAGCATCTGGCACATTTACGGTGGGCGCCAGCGTCATCACGCTGCAGAACTGATGGCTACATTCCCAGCGCTTGAACCCAAGACACGCGCGTATTCCTTTGGCACCTACCCAGTCTCTGAGGAATCTGGCTTTGTTGGTGGCGCCGTGCGATTCAGGCATGGCACCACTTCATTCAGCCATACCCTTGCGCTTGGCTTTACCGCATTGACAGAAGCGCAGGCCAAGCTGCTGCGTGATCACTACCGCGCGCAGCAAGGTGGCTACCTGCCATTTCCGCTCAGCCCTGAAGCATGGGCTGGTCACACCACGTTTACAGACCTGGTGCCAGCGACCACGCTATGGTGCTATGCCACGCAGCCGCAGGAAGACCACCTGTCTGCTGGCTACATCAATGTCTCCATCAGCCTGATCAGCGTCAGGGCGCCAAGTAGCTAACCTAGGGAAGCGATTTGTTGCAGTCATGGCGCTCACTCCTGAAGCTGCTGCCAGCGTTGCCGTAACGTTGCTGGCCGGTTCTGAAATCCTCAGCCTCCTGCCAGGCGTCAAAGCTAATGGCTGGGTTCAGCTGATCCTCGGCGCATTGCGTGGCATTGCATCCCGCAAGCGGTGACTGAGCCAACGCACGGCGAGATACTCCGCGCCATCGGCGTGCTGGAAGGCCAGCTGAAGCAGCTGCTGGATGCCGCCATCTCCGACAAGACTGAGCGAAGCGGATTAGGCGTCCGCGTTGGCCGACTGGAGACGCGGATGGCGCAGGTAGTTATCTTGGCCGTCGTCGCCGCCATGCTGAGTCCTGTTATCTGGTCCGAGATCAAGAGCGCATTTAGCTACCGGCAACCAGCACCGCAGCACCTACAAAGGCCATGACGCAACCACTGCGGCTGATTGACCTATTCCGTTATTTCAAAGGGTTGCCGCATCAGCTGGCGGCGATCAGCGAACTGGAAGCTGCCATCGGCCCGCGCCTTCTGAGCCGCGATCAGCCATGGTTCAAGACATGGAGTACAGCCGGTGTGCAGACCGACCTGGCTGATGCGATCCAGATCATCAAGGAGTTTGAAGGTTGCCACCTCAGCGCTTATCCCGATCCGCTGAGCGGTGGCGACCCATGGACAATCGGTTACGGCACCACGCGATTCCCGGATGGCAGCGTTGTGCGGCGCGGCGACAAGATCAACGTCATCGAAGCTGACATGCTGCTCCGCCTGGAGGTGGACCGCATCGCAGAACGCCTTCGCACGATCCCACACTGGGCAAGCATGGGCGATCCGCAGCGCTGCGCGTTGATCAGCTTTGCCTACAACCTCGGTACTGGGTTCTACGGCAGCGCTGGGTTTGACACCATCAGCGCAGCGTTGCGTGACAAGGACTGGAGCGCTGTACCAGCTGCATTGCTGCTCTACCGCAACCCTGGCAGTGCCGTTGAGGCTGGCCTCCTGCGCCGCCGAAAGGCTGAGGGCGCACTCTGGCAGAAGGGCACCCCGCAACTGCAACAGCAGGGCATCCTGCTACGTGTGCCGTATGAGGCGCAGAACGACAACCGCTCAGGCACCGGCTACCGCGAATGCTTCAGCAGCAGCGCTGCCATGGTGGCCCGCTTCTACGGCAAGGTCACCAGCGACGATGCCTATAACAAGATCCGCGCCAAGTACGGCGACACCACCAACGCGCAAGCGCAAATCAAAGCGCTGCAATCTCTGACGCTAACAGCACGGCTGCGTACCAACTGCAACTCTGCCGTAATCGACACAGAGCTGCAGGCTGGCCGCCCCGTGATGGTCGGCTGGCTCCATAAAGGGGCTGTCGGCGCACCCACCGGCGGCGGCCATTGGTCCGTGATCATTGGCGCCACCAGCGGCGCCTTCATCCACAACGATCCGAACGGTGAGGCTGACCTGGTGAATGGCGGCTACGTCAACCACAGCAACGGTGCAGGCATTGCCTACAGCCGCAAGAACTGGCTGCGCCGCTGGGAGGTTGATGGCCCCGGTACCGGCTGGGCAATGCTGGTAAGCCCTGCGTGAGGCAGTACGTCCTAGAGATCGAGTACACAATCGTCGTCGAAAGCGAAGACGATGACCCCGAAAATGTGAGCGATAACTTCGTGGCGCGGCTTACTGAGTTGGCGCCATCCAACGATCACATCCTTGGCCTTTCGGTCAACGTCCTACCCATTCCTGAGTTGCGTGGATCATCAGATTGATGGCACATCTCTCGTTCCCAAGCGCTCCGCAAAGCAACGATTCAGGCAGCAAATCTTTGAGGCATGGCAGCACTGCTGCGCCTACTGCGATGCCGCTGCCGACACGCTAGATCACGTCAAGCCACGCCACAAAGGTGGCAACACCGTCGTGAATAACCTTGTGCCAGCTTGCCGCGAATGCAACCGTAGCAAAGGCAGCGAGCACTGGCGGCAATGGTTCAAGCTGCAATCATCATGGACTGATGAGCGGCAATCTAAGATTGAAGCATGGACTGAAGACATGACATCATGACATGGGGTGACTGGATGATGGTCAAATGGACCATTGAAGAAGAACTGCACATCGAAGCGCAATCACGCAGCGCATTGATGCATCCAAGCGAGAAGGATGTGCGATCATTATGTGCCTCGCTGATCAAGCAGAATGCCTACTACACGCGACTCATTCAGCAAGCAACTGGTCACATCGCGCATCTTGAGACATCAGCGTTTCTCGGTGAGCATCAAACGAAGCCGCCGCATCGATCGGTCATGGATCTGGCCAACCGCGCTGCGCGTTATGCCAAGCTCTTCAGCAATCTTGCCTTGCGTCTTTTTCGGCGCTCCTAATCCGTGGTAGCTGGCGACAATATCGCGATCCCGGTCAGCAAGGAATGACAACGCCAGCTCTAGTTGCTCGGCATATTCCATAGATAGCGAGTCATCGTAAGACTGATGCTCGTCAACGATCATGTCAACCAATGGCGAGCCGTCATCCCTGACCAGTTGATCTAGGCTGCTGTGCGGTACGTTTCGCATGATGTGCGATTGCAGTTCGTGCTGACTCATCTCCATTCGCTCAGCGCATTCTGCTGTTGACATCGGCCTGCCATGTTGCTGCAGATGCTCGCGTTGCATCTTGGCAATCTTGTACGTGGCATCTAGTACATGCTGCGGCACGCGGATCAGTCGCTCCTTGGTATCAATCGCGCGTGTAATCGACTGACGGATCCACCAGTAGCCGTAGGTGGAGAACTTATAGCCCTTGGTGCCATCGAATAATTCAACGGCGCGATTCAATCCAATGGCGCCTTCTTGAATAAGGTCCATCAGTTCAAGGCCATTGGACTTGAGCCTGGTCACGTAGTTCTTGGCGATGTGAACTACCAGCCGTAGGTTGCAGTTCATCATGGTTTCACGCGCACGCTGGCCGCGTTTGATTGCACGCAGCTCCTCTTTGGTGCGCTCGCCTTCCATGGCTTGCAGTTCGATCATGCGCCGCACCTGGCGAGATAGTTGGATCTCCTGCTCACCAGTCAGCAGCGGGAACCGACCGATCTCGGTTAGGTAATCCTTAATGCTGTCAGTGCTCATGGTTCAGGTTGTTGAGAGGCATCTTGATCGCCCAGACTGGCGAGCCATGATTCAAGTGATTCTCTCATGGGCAAGCCTTTCGGCAGCTTGAGGAAGCGACGAAGGTCGGCAATGTCGCGCACAAATATGCTGGCGCCGCTGGAGTAGGCAATCCAGTAGCGGCCGTTGTGATCACGACTGGTTTCAATGAACTGATGCTGGCTGAGCTGCAAGGCGTCGCGTTTCATTGCTCACCCTCCCGCTTAGGCACCGGCTCAATAGTTGTTACGCAGTGCAGCTGAATGATCAGCTTGTGAGGGCCATCTTGCGAGTAGGTCTGCAGGTAGCGATTGCCTTCTCGTTGAACATCATCCAAGCTGTTGGCAGATCCACCGGCCTGCCACTCACCCTCGGCGTCGTGCAGTTCCCAGGCGTAGTGAACGTCCTCCCGCTTAGGCACCGGCTCGATGGCGGGACGGGCGTAGCGGGTGAGCAGAACCCTGAAGATCCGATGCCACCACGGCCACTCGTACTCATCGTTATCCTCTGAGTCATAAAAAGCACGCAACTCCGCATCCGTCGGCCCCTGCGGCTCGGGCTGGGCCAGCGCAGCGCGGGCGCGGTCGATTGCCACTGATGATGGCAGAGATTTGATGTTATAACCCTCTGCGTCGATCTCGTCTATCAGCTCTTGGCACAGCGCACGGAAAGTGTCAGTCATTGCCACTTTCCAGCTCGGCGGCGATGGCGAGAAGCTTAGCGCGTACTTCTCCTGCTGAAATCATTGGAGTGAAAGTGGAGTTCCATGGTGTTGTGGTTTCCGGCACCACCTGATCCGCAGCGGCGCGGAGGGCGGCGGCGGCAATCATCCCTTCGTCGTTGGGGGCCTCCTGTTCGGCAGACCAATAGGCAGAGAAAGCTGCATCCAACACCGCCCTGGCGGCGGGGGAGAGTTCAATCACAGCAGCACCTAAAAACAAAGGCCATGACCAGAGTCATCAGCGCCAGCCAGGGATGATTGCCGATCGCCAGCATGGCAGTCGCCATCATTAGCAGCCAGATCAGGTAGCCCATCAGAACACGTCCTCTTCGACCTTGACGCGCGGCAGGAACTCAAACCGCTGCACGCTCAGCACATGCTTGCGGCGCTTGGTGCCAGTGTCCTTGTCCTGCCATTCCTGCATCCGCAGGTTGCCAGATACAAAGATCGAATCACCTTTCTTCAGTTTGTCCACGATGATCTCAGCTGTCTTGCCCCATGCTTCAACATCAATCGCATTGTTGATGTATTCGCCGTTCTTGTCCTTGCCTTCCTGAATGCCGCCGCCGAAGTTGCAAACCATAGTGCCGCTTTCAAATGCTTTCAGCTGTGGATCGCTGATGATGCGAACAATGCCGGATGCGTAGAGACTCATGGGTTGATCGGTGTGATGGAGTTGGATTCTTCAAAGGCCAGCACGTCAGCCAGTGGGTACTGCACCCGTGGCGTGCCGGCTGGCGTAGCGAGGCGCGGGAGGGTCACGTAGCGTGGCCCTGAACCGCGTGCGCGCTGGCCTTTGATCGTGCTCGGCTTGACACCCCAGCGGGCGGCTAGCTGCTCAGTGGTCAGGTACGGCTCAGTCATCATCAAATGCGCCTAAGTCAGCTGGTACGGTCAGCTCAGCCTCGCGGCTGAGTGCCAGCTGCATCAACTGATCATTCTGCTCATCGCTCAGGTCACCCTTGCGGGCCTCCATGCGTGTGGTCACCTTGGCCAGATCGTCGATGGTCTTGGCCTTGGCAATAGCAGCCTTGCCAGCTGCAAACAGCTTGGCATCACCGGCAGGCAGTGCAGGCGCTGCAGTAACCGTGACAGGTTGCACCTCGGCCTGCTCCATCTCATCGGTGCTGTAGACGCCGCTCAGGTTGGCGGGGAATGCCTTGCGCAGTGCCAGCGCTTCAGAGCACTTGGCGATCATCGCGGCTGGCATCTTGCTCCACAGGCCCTGGCCGGCGTTGTAGTCCGCGAACCGCGCCACGCCCGTGAATGGATGCGATGAACCCTTGCGCCAGATCGTGGTCTTAGCGGCTGCCGGTGGCTTGCTGCTGATCCATACATCAGACCACTGGCCATCATCACCGCACCATTCGGTATGGCTGCCGTCCAGCTCGCCGGTGCGCTCAGCAATGGCGCGCAGCCCGTCAATGCCGGCCTGAATTGTCATCTTGCCGCCGCGCTTGATGGCGTAGATCTGCTTTGAGAACGGATCCAGGCCAGTGCGCTGGCAGGCATAGGCGAACAATCGCAACTCGTCGCTGCTGCAGCCGGGCGCGATGGTGGTAGCGATCAGCTGCGTCTGCTCTGGTGTCCAGAGCGCAAGGGAGCTAGAAGTCATCGGATGTGATGGTGTCAGAGGTCTGCAGTGCCCACCGCGGCAGGCTGATGGT